CTGACATTGTCAGCAGCGCACCGGTATTCACGGTAAGTGTCTTCTCCAGATTTTTCACAAACGCCAGCGGTACCACATAAGAGACTGGCTTACCTTTCAGTCGCAGTGAGAACGTTGCAGCCACCACGCCGTTGGTACCGGATGACCAGGTGTGCTGGCGCACTTCCGCCAGGAACTTAAAGCCCTTTCCGGACGGAAACTGCACCTTAAACGCATACACCGAGTCATTGTCATAGGCATCACGCAGGGCATTCTGGGCCTGATTAAGATAAAAGTTGCCCGACATGGAAATCTCGGACGACGCGCCCAGACCGTTGATGTTCTCCTGCTCCCTGGAGCAGAGCGTGGTCACATCAATATCCTGTTTCTGACCGGCGGTGAACTGGACTTCCCTGATGGTACAGTCCAGACGCAGATATTCCGCCTTCTCCATGGTTTCAGCAGTCGCCGGGGCTGCTGAAATCATCACCTGCGTCAGTTGTGAACGTTCATACAAAGCAGACATTCTGCCTCCTGATAATAAAAAAACCGCACGCGGCGGGTTATGGGTTCTGTTGAAAAAAAATCACACCGTGACCTGAAATTCCAGGGTTGCACGGTAACAGCGGTTTTCCGGAATATAGCTCTGCATTTCACTGACCGATTCCGGGGCCAGCACCAGAATGGCCTCACGGGCCTCCTGACGAATCTGACGCGCCTGTGTGACCGTCATGGCATAAACGTCAATCTGCACCGACACCGATGACGCCGCCTGCCCGCCCATCACATCCGCAGACACCGATGAAATCAGGCTGAAAACCACCCACGGGAGCGCCACCGACGGCCTGCCATCCACCAGGGGAACCACATACGGGTACACCTGCCCGCCGGCAAGATGCGCCAGATGAGGATACAAATCCGCCTCCGTCATCGTCTCAGTACCTCATCAATGGCCCGGTTCATCCGCGCAATCGCCACCTGTGCAGCCTGTTCACTGCGTACATCAAACGCCGGGCGCACAAACGGGTGCGGTGGCATATTCACGGTCCCCATTTCAACAAACCGCCAGTAGAAAGCGTTGCGCGGGTTATCCGCCTTCATGGTGTTATCGCTGTTACCGGTGTCCGGATTAACGCCCCGGATATGCACACCGGACTCCACCCCGCCATCGCGGGAACGCCGGGAAAGGACCACCACATTGCGGCGCAGTTTTCCCCTGCGTACCGGTGCCCGTGACACCACTTCCTCTTTCAGCACATTCGCCCCCGCGCGGGTTGCCTCACGCAGCACCCGGTTGTTTTCTGCACCGCTCAGAAGCTGCAAATCGCGGCTGATGTCCTCCAGCCCCGAAAAATCCAGCAGGGTTTCAGTCATTTTTCACCTCCCAGCCGACAGAGAATTTCCAGACGCCCGCCGGTCGCATCCGGCACGGGCACCCCGACAACATTCAGGACATGGTCACGCCAGGGACCACTCAGCACATGAAGTCGCGACGCCGCCGTAATTTCCCGGCCTGACGGACCACGTACCCAGATGCGGATTTCCGCCTGCGCCATTTCCGCGCCGGACTGCATCCGCTCGCGACTGCTCCTGCCACGGATATCTGCATGAATTTTCCCGCATGACACCCATTCTTCCGTCATTTCTCCGGCAGCATTACGGGTTAACACCGGGTTCAGAACACTTATCATCTGCGTCAGACGCCCTGCAGAAATTGCCATCCCCCCTCCTCACAACACCGTCGGACAACGCAAATCGTAAATCAGCATGGAAACAGAAAATGGCAGTTCCCCCTGCACCAGCTCTTCCCGCTCAGCCAGATCCGGATTCCGGTACAGCATCCCGGTCAGTCGCATGGCGGCCCCCTTCATCCGGGTTAATGCCTCGCCCGGGATCAGTTCACCGTCCTCACGGATCACCTTATCCCGGCTGCCCTGAATGTAGGCCAGCAGCACGGCGGTAGCCTGACGAACCTTGTCCATCAGCATGTCATCATCCGCGTCATGGTCGACACGCAGATGTGCCTTGACCTCTTCCAGTGTCAGTAATGCCGTCATTTTCCACCTCCTGCATCCCGCCCACGTTTTGCAGCCAGGGTCCAGCCTGATGAATGAGCTTCTCCGGGTTTATCACCGGTCATGCTGTTGCAGTGCCACAACGAGCCGCCCCACGTCACCGTATCGCCGGGGTGGTAGGTTTCACCGGCTCTGAACACTCCGCGGTAGAGCATCACCGGCAGGGAAAATGTTTTTTCCGTACACTGACCACTGCTCTGCCGGACCACCACAGAGAACGACCGCTCGCCTGTCATGCTGACGTCAATATCCGCCACACCGTCAACCAGGCATTCCCATCCCCGCATCCCGTGCGTTTTTTCATACGCCCGCCAGAGTCCGCCCAGGCGTGTGGCATACGTGCCCCGGGGAAAGGATTTTTGATCGTCAATCGCGGGGAGCACTTCCAGTGCCGTGGCATCACGCCCGTCCTGCGGAGCCGGCAGGGCACTCACCGCATCCAGAACTGCCTTCTGCAGCACATCCGGATCGTAGTCACGACCGTCGCGCGGAACAGGAATATGGCTCACTGCCTCCTTCACCATCTGTTCAAGCATCGGACGCACATCATCGGGGGTGACACTTTTGCCGTCCGCCGGTACCGGAATATTTGCGACCGCATCATTCACTGCCTGCTGCAGAACATCGGGATCATAATCACGGCCATCACGCGGAGCAGGGATATGGCTTACCGCCTCCTTCACCATCTGCTCAAGCATCGGACGCACATCATCGCCCGTCACGCACTTCTGTAATACCACAGACAGGGAAGCCAGTTTTTCTTCAAACGCCCCTGACTGTGCGGCAATCTTCGCCTCAAATATACGCTGTAATTCCTCCAGCACCGCGGAGAATTCTTCACCCAGTGCACGGATAATGGACAGTTCACGTTCATTCATTGTTTCAGAATCCCCCTGAACATCGCCTTCACTGCATCACGCTCTGTTTCGCTTATGGCCTTATTACCGTCAGATGCAGCGACCGCTGGAGGCTCGGAAGCTGTTTTACCGGACGACGCGAACGGGTCTTCACGGGCATCACGGCGGGACAGCGCCTCCAGACTGTAGTTCTGCTGCTGAAGATACAGTGCATCGCCTCCTGCCAGGGGCGGCAGGTTCTCCCGGTTACGGGCTTCATTGGGCGTCAGCAGCGTATTTTTCACCGCATCCCCCAGCGTTTTCATGCGCCGCTCGCTGTCCATTCGCAGCAGCGTGGTGACATCAAATTCCGTACTCTCGTTTTCCCCCGTTTCCAGCGCCTCATCCAGTAACAGCTCAATGGACTCAATCAGCGTCTGCAGGCACTGGGAATAATACTGCTGCTCCAGCGCCTCCACGTTGTCACTGGAAGGCGGCTGGCCAACTCCAATCTTGTAGGCCGGGACACGGAACACCGAACAGACAATGTCAGCGGTCATCTTCAGTTGTTCCACCGTCTGCGCATCCACCGGTGAAAACGTCGTGGGGTTGTATTTTGCCCCGTTGCTCAGAATGGCCGTTTTCCCGGCATTTTCGCCGGTATACCCGCTGTCCCAGTTGCTCTTCAGTTTTTTCGCATTTTCTTCCGTAATACTGCCGGGGATCTCAATCACCCCGGACGGCCTGCCGCCATTTCTGAAAAAAGACGTCGAATTTGCCTGAATATGATGCCCCTGCGTGGCCGCCAGCCCGGCGGCATACACCGGTGGCAGCCCCACAAGCGGATGAAAAAAACAGTTAAACCGGTCGTGGATCACTTCCCGGGCAGGCACCGTCACCGCCTCCGTGATCCCGCAGTTCCGGTCCGGTGTAATGCGATAGAACACCTCGCCGTCATCCGCCACCAGAGGTTCAACCCGGCTCCAGTCCAGAATACGCAGTTCTTTGATCTGCCCCCGGGAGTTACGGATTTTCAGCACCACCGTATTGCCGTGACGCAGTTTGGCGTTCAGCCACAGTTCAAAAAACTGGATACGATTCTGCTGTGCATTGGGGCGACGACAGAGACGGGCAATATCCCCCTGCCGTTTTTCACGACGGATCCCCTGTGTATCCGTCTGCATCAGGCGCAGCCGCATTTTGGCGATATCCTGGGATATCAGCGAAATGCAAGAAAACACCGCATGAAAGGAGAGGACACTTTCCGGATCGGCTTTCACGACCTGCTGCCAGGCGCCGGCAAAGGGCTCAGCCACCGCCTGAAACAGGCTGGTCCAGCCCGCCTCTTTTACATCACGTCCTGATTTCTGGTTTTTTCGGGTTCGTCGCAAAAGGTTCCACATTCGCTATGCTCCGCATCATGTTTCTTTTTCTGACCCGCCGGACGTCGCGCTGTGATGTACTCCGCCTTCCTCAGGCGAACCAGCACCTCCGCACACGGCTGTGCGACATCCCGGATATCCCCGGGCCGGGCGATCATGTGTACCCTGCAGATATCGGATTTTTGCCATCAGTTACTGCGGGAAGCTCTCACCTCCCGCCCTCCTCATCA